AAAGGGAAAGAAAGGGATTTTGATCAAATGGAGTACATGCCAGAGATCGCTTCAGCCATGGATATTTATGCAGACGAAATGACGACGTCAAACGAGTTTAATAGACTTGTTAAGATTGAGTGCCTCAATGATGAGATTAAAAGCATTATAGAGGCGCTTTTTTATGATGCCCTCAACATTGAGTTTAATGCATTTGGTTGGGCCCGCACCATGTGTAAGTATGGAGACTTCTTTCTATATCTAGATATTGATGAAGTACTGGGAATTAAAAGCGTAATCGGCCTTCCTTCGGGCGAAGTAGAAAGGCTAGAGGGTCAAGATCCCACTAATCCCAACTATGTTCAGTACCAGTGGAACTCGGCGAATATGACATTCGAGAACTGGCAATGTGCGCATTTTAGGATTTTGGGAAACGATAAGCACGCGCCCTATGGAACTTCCGTATTGGATCCCGCGCGCCGCATTTGGCGCCAGTTGGTTTTGATTGAAGATGCAATGCTGGCTTACCGTGTGGTTCGCGCTCCTGAGCGTCGTATGTTTAAAATTGACGTAGGCAACATTCCCCCTCAAGATGTAGAACAATATATGGAGAAGGTGAAGGGTTCTCTCAAGAGAAACTCTATAGTGGACGCATCGACCGGTCGAGTTGATTTGCGCTATAACCCTCTTTCGGTTGAAGAAGACTATTTTATTCCTATTCGGGGCGGTGTAGGGTCAGATATTACAACCCTTGCTGGCGCAGCTAGTTTAAATGATATTGATGATGTAAAGTATATTCGTGATAAGCTATTTTCAGCTATCAAGATTCCTCATTCCTATTTGACTATGACCGAAGGGGCGGAAGAAGACAAAACAACCCTGGCCCAAAAAGATATTCGTTTTGCGCGCACCATTCAAAGGCTCCAGAGAGCTTTTATGTCAGAGCTAGAAAAGATAGCGGTGGTTCATTTGTTCACATTGGGATTCAGAGGGCAAGATTTGATATCATTTAAACTGGCCTTGAATAATCCTTCTAAGCTCGCCGAGCTACAAGAGATAGAGCATTTGCGGACTAAATTTGATCTTGCTAATAACGTTGTTGAGGGCATGTTTAGTAAGCGTTGGATTGCTAAGAACATCCTTAATATGACTGATGAAGAATTTTTGCGTAATCAGCGCGAGGCCTATTATGATCGTAAATATCAAGTGTCGCTTGAGGCTGTCACAGAAATGGGGGCCGCCGAAGCAGCAGGCGGGGGCCTTGGAGCCCCACCGCCCGGCGGCATGGAGGGTATGCCTGGCGGCGAACTCACCGGCGGAGAAATGCCCCCACCCGAAGGTGAAGCAGGCGCCGAGGCTCCCGTCGAAGGCGAGGCTCCTCCAGGAGAAGAAACTTCGCTCCTCGCCGCGCCGGCACGTCGGGAAGACGACCCCACAGTGGCCAGCTTAGAACCCCAGGCTAAAGGGAAAAAGTATTATCGTAAGAAAAGGGATAAACGCCAGCTGGGGGATGACGGCCCCCGAAGGCGCAAGTCTCGCAACAGGGTGCGCTCTGGCGACAGCGCCGCGGCACGCCGAAAGGTATTCCCGGGCGCCCCGGCTCGCAGCGAAGACTTATTAAACACTAATGCACTTTATGAAGAATATAATCCTATTTATAATCGAGACAAAGACGAAGAGAAATTATTTGAGAGTACTAGAGATATTCGGAAACTAATTACTGAGTTAGAAAACAAAGAAGCGGAGACCAAGAAACGTGAAACTAAAGCACAATAAAAAAAGAAACACGGCGTTTTTATATGAGGTGCTTATTAAAGAACTGACTAAGTCTATTTTTGATAAAGAGTTGGCTCGAAAAAGATTTATTTCTGGCTTAATCAAAGAAAGCTTTGCCGCAAATTCAATTTTGGGAAGAGAGCTGGAATATTATAAAACACTTTTAGAAACAACAGGCATCGAGCCGTACTTAGCTGAAAAGCTATTACAAGAAACCAAAATGGCTCACGCTCTTTTGGATAGCAAAGGCGTATTCGATGCACAAACACGCGTTATAAACAAGATCAACCGGGCTCTTTCTAAAGATGTTTGGAATACTTTTGTCCCCAACTTTAAATCTCTCGCGACGATTGATACTATTTTTAATCGTTCCGCTTCGATAAAACAAAGAGTTTTGCACGAAGATATGCTCATCAAGCTGATGAACTCTCCGGCCAAGTTGCAAGAAAATAAGCTCGAGCCCATTGATAATATTATTTATCGCTCGTTTGTACAAAAGTTTAATACTAAATATGGCGGCCTTCTTAGTGAACAAAGAGATTTACTAGGTAAATATATTGCTTCTTTTTCTGATAACGGCTTAGAGCTTAAGATTTATTTAAACGAAGAGATCGGTCGCCTCCGAGCCCTTGTAGAAAAGTCTTTAAAAATGGAAGAAGTTTTCACAGACGAAAAAATGGTAAAGAAAACCAAACAAGTCCTAGATATGCTGGAAGATTTTAGGGCCGTCGCTCCCACTCAAGAAGTTGTTTCAAAAATATTAAACATCCAACAGCTCGTGGAGGAAATAAAGTCCAATGATTAATATTAAGATCGGAGGTCCACAAGCACAGACAAAATTGCAAGCTAGAAAAACTCTGGCTGGTCACCTGTTGATAGTGGATCATGATCTTATTGATATAGCGTTGTTGCCCGAGAATAATAAAATATTAACTTTTCCCAAACGCCAATCCGCAGACGACGTTTACAGCACTCAGTCTCGTTTTTTTGATTTTTTAGTTGACAAAGGGGTGGTCGAGAGAGACAGCATACAAGGAGGTAATATTTTTAGTTCCATTGAGGGAGCAATCCCGGAAAGTAAAAGTGTTAACGGTCTGCAGGCTGCAGTCTACGTCATCTCAGAGTTTATTACAGAAGAAGCAGACGCAATGAAAACAGCCGAAACGTATGAAAAGAATCTTGAAAAGTATTTCCTTGATCCTACTGACCGCGACTCGACCGAACTCGGAGAAGTTCCCCAAGAGGCAGAAAAGGGCGCGATGATTCCCGGATATTATTACATACCACTTCGCTATAAGATGTAATGGGCGCCCACATTATTATGTGGCCCTCCCTAGAGAGTCTAATCTTTTTTATTTTGTGTGCATATGGTCTCACACAAATTCTTTGTTTTTCCAAGATTTTAGATCGCATTAGGCCCAAACACTACTTCTTTTCTTGCCCGATGTGTATAGGATTTTGGGTAGGTGTATTTCTCTGGGGCATTAACAACCATACAGAACTATTTATATTTGATGGCGTCAATCCAGTGACTGGATTTTTGCTTGGATGCTTGAGTTCGGGTACATCATATGTTTTAAATGTGATTATCTGCGATGACGGAATCCAAATAGGAAAAGGAGAACGATATGACTAAGTGGATGCTACAACCGGTGCGCCGCTGCTGCAAGGGCAGTTGACTACTTTAAAGGAATAATATAATGGTACGAAGAAAACATGTAAAAAGAATTGATCCAAGATATTTCTTGCACGAGACAGTAAATCGTAACGACGACGGAAGCCGCCTTGAAGAAGGTTGCCCCCACGAAGAAGAGGGCGAAGCTATCGGCATTAGCGCCCCCGGCGTGGAACTACATGTCGACGATATTGGCGACTTGCCCCCGGAAGAGGCTTTTGTTGCAGGACTTGAAGTGGCAAAGAGTGCCATTGACCAACTAATGGGCGGTCCCGAAGATATGCCGCCAGAGGGCGACGGCCCCCTCCAGGAGCGACAACGATTAAATGAAGCAGAAGGCGAAACGCCCCAAGACGTAGCACAGCGAATATTGAACTTGCCCGCTATGTTTCGACAGAGCGTACTAGGCGATATACGTAATATGGCGAAAGGCGATCGCGAACACCACTCCTATTATCCGCACGTCCAAGATCATGTAGCGTTTGCCACGGAAGTGTTACAGCTTGTAGGCGAAGGATAAGATAGACATGAGCAAAGTGCTTCTTCGAGAATATTATGAGCTTTGCGAGGGGGGCATCTGCCAAGACCTTCTCACGGAAGCCGAAAAGAAGTTTGTGGCTGATGGCGGAATGATGCTCTCTGGCCTGATGCAAATGGCCGAAACCCAAAACGGCAACGGCCGTGTCTACCCTAAGAAAATTTTAGAGAGAGAAGTAAAAAACTATAAGAAGATTGTGGAAGACCGGCGCGCCCTCGGCGAACTTGATCATCCCGAGGAGTCGGTCATCAATTTGAAAAACGCTTCTCACATGGTCACTGATATATGGATGGAGGGCCCAGAAGTAAAGGGCAAAATGAAAGTTTTAGAGACTCCTAGCGGCAACATTCTCCGGTCACTCGTAGAATCCGGAGTGTCTATTGGCATTTCTTCCCGCGGGCTGGGCTCCGTTAAAGAGAACGCCGGCCAAACTATTGTAGAAGATGACTTTCAGCTTATTTGTTTTGATGTAGTATCTGAACCTTCTACGCCCGGCGCGTTTATGATGCAAGAAAATAAGAACAGACTCAATGAGGTATTTACCAAGGCTGATCGAATTAATCGAGCCTTGAATGAAGTTCTGAGAGAGTAAAAATGAAGTTAATAATGGAAAACTGGCGCCGATTTATTAACGAAGACGTCACACCGCGCGATCTTTATAAATTAGATCTGAACACCTTTGTGACACAAATTCAGACTAACAAAGAAGAAGTATTGAAGGCCCTTGCGGCGGGACTTGACGATGCTGCCGGTGCCGTTGATGATCAAGTTGCGATTACTACTGGCGATGTGGTGTGTCACACTCTGCGGCCCACCCAGGCAGAGGTAGTAATGAATAAGTCTTTAGATTTTACCTTAACCAATCCCGCATCAGCTATAGCATATTTAAGTTCGAACGGCCCTTTTAAAGTGGGGCCGGAGGGAAACGATGCGATAATAGTATTAAATAACAAATATGT